GTTTCGTATGTCCATACGTTCAGGTCATTGCCCTGGAGGTCAACGTCGAATAGCTGCTCTGTGACCACATCAGCAACATCCTCAAGGCGCACAGGCTTGCGGGTCAACATGCCCGCCAGCATCCGCTCAAGCCTCACGTAGTAGGGCGCAAGAGTTGAACGAAGAAGCCTGTTGTCATATGCCTCATCCAACTCTCTTGGTTCTTGTGGCAGATATTTTCTGTGTTTTTTTCTGATCCCGTATGTGCCCTGCAGCAGGGCTTCAATCAACAACCAATGGGGCTCCATGTTGACGTAAGCCGTGTTCGGGCTTTCCACGGTCGTGACGTTGCCAACACGTTGGCGCCCAGAAAAGCCTGAATACACAGCTAAAGCCCGCCCATCCCGATCAGTTTAGTAAAGCCTGATGCCAGTACCACGTCCAGCATTCCTGTGCAGCGGGTTGAACTCACGCCACACCAAATAACCCAAAGCGTCATTCATGTGGTCATAGCCAGCATCTTTGTCCGGCTCGCCACGTTCTGTATATGACTGCAGCTCAAGGCACTCAATGGTCCTTTTGCAGTGCTTTGCTACTTGCAACCTGACTTCACCTTTCCCGTTCTCCAGAACAGCTTGTACAGAAGCCACCCGATCACGGACGGCAGGATTTGACTTAGGCGATTGGTTGCTGAAACCGTAGGACTCCAAGATTTGTATGTCTGTACGGCTGGCATTCGTAGATCGTGAACCGCCTGATGCGTCAGGGTAGACATAGATTCTGCGGTCGGGAAAACGCGCTCGTATTTCTTGAGCCAAGGCGTCGGTGTCATGGGCACCGCTGACCTCATCGATCAGCAATAGTTGTTTCCCAAGACGAACGGCAATCACAGCTGACATTTGCCCAACGTTGAAATCCACGCCAATGCGTAGGGGTTCTTCGTCGGTGTTGGGCATATCGCTGACTACATGTTTGTCCCGGCTGAAACGGTCATAGACCTGGCCGGTTGTGAGGTTGCAGAACTGACCTTCCAGGTACGCCTGGAGGAGTGATGGGTCGTAGTTGGCCTGCAGCCGTTCAATAAAGTCTTGGGGCAGATATGGATTGTCTGCCGAGCGCATCCTAATCAGCTTTCTGTCTTCACGCTTTTGGGCTTCCTCAGAACCAAAGGTTGACCACATCCAGCGGAAACCTTCAGGCGTTGACGCAGCACCAAACTGGCGGACATTGCCAGACCGCAAGCGGCCGAGGATTTTAGGAAATGCCTTGGATGCGATTGACGGCGTGACCGTATCAATCTCATCAGCCAATACCCAAGCAAGGTTCAGGCCAATAATCCGTGACCAGTTTTCAAAACTGCGACACAGGATTTTGGTATCACCGCCAGGCAGGTGCAGCACATATTCGGGCAATGGGGATGCTCTGAACGTGTATGGGATTTCATAGCCCTCAAGGAAGGACTCAAAATCGTTCTGCCAAATGTCCCGGACCAACGGGCCAGTCGGCTCCATCACGCAGCCAATAAAGCCCTGATTGGCAAAGGCAAGGATCACGCTCTTGGCAGCTAATGCCCTTGTCTTGCCTGCCCCATAGCCGGCAGACAAGCCAATGATCTGCGTCGTCTGATCCTCAACAAAGGCAAGCTGGCCAGGGTGCAAATCACCTTTGATCCGCCTTTCAAGCTTCTGGACATCAACTTGGTTGTTGCCCTCCCCAAGCTTTTGGAGGACATTGCCTGGCGGGATTGCAGACAGAACACCCATCAGTCGTACAGCTTGGCGATCTTGGCAGCAGTGTTGATGCAGCCCAACACAGCTTGCAGATTTGACTGTTCCATGCCTTTTTTATGCACGACGTTGAGCTGTGACAAAAGTATTGCGGCAAAAGCTTGACGATCCAAGTTGAAATCTTCCTCAAGACGCTTTGTAGCGAGGGCAATGTATTCATCGCTTTGCCTTTGCCTCAGCCCCCACTCGCTTGCGGCGTATTGCAAAAGATCTGAACGTGTTGCGCCATTGGCCATCATCCGGGCAAACCTTGCTGTCCGGAACTCTTTTTCCGCTTTTGTGCAGCGAGGATTTTTATCCATGGTTTCAGCCTAATGATGCAAACGAGTCCAGGGCGTACCAGACATGTGAGTTGCGATAGCCGCCTTGATGCGTGGGAACTATTGGCGTGACGCCGTGGCAGTTCCGCCATGCTGGATAGACAAGCATCGAGCCATCCGTTTGGTCAAAGGTGGCGTCGTAGTCGGGGACATGCAAGTTCCCGCCAGTGCTGTTGCGCCGCTTGGTGATGATGATATTGATGGCGCCTTTGACATTGGCGTGATCTTGGTGGATTGGCGCTGCGATGTTGCAGTTGCTGATCGTGCTGCTGAAGTGCTTTGCGAAACGCCACTTCTCAGGAACACGGGCTTGAACCTTGCTGCTGTGCAGCTGGGTGACATCAGGTGCCAGCTCCTGCACAAGCTGATAGGCGGTGATGCCTGCCTTGTGCATGGCTTTGACAAACGTGCCAGCGGTCTTGCTGCTGTGGACAGAGGACCGTGTCCCATATGCCCTTCTCATGTGTGGCTTGGGCGGCACGCTGCCAAGGATGGCTGAGTACTGGGAGATGACCAGATAACGGCGTTTGCCGTTGGGGCCAGGTGGCAGTGGACGCTTACGGTCCATCATCGTTTTGGGCACCCTGGTTGAGTTGACCTCATGGTCAGCAATGTTGATCAGGTTCCGCAGGTCATCAGGCAGTTGCTTGATAAACAAGCCGACCTGAGTGCCATCAGGGTCAGCAAGGATGCAGGACTCTGTGACGTTGGGCTGCAGCGTCGGGCAGGTGTCTCCGATCTTCAGCTTGGGCGCCTTGGGCTGCAGAGTTAGGACTGGCAGCTTCATATCCACTGGAGCTTTCCGTGGGTGACTGTTTTGAGCTTGATGTTGGGCACGTCGCCGGACTTGACGTACAGCTTGCTGATGCCAGGGAAACGATTGACGATCTGCTGCAGCTGGGCTTCGTGGTCTTTCGCACGTTTGTCCTTGCCACCAAGTTCAGCTTGGATACCGCCTTCTGCGAAGTACTTGGTCTTGGGGCAGTACCCATCAATACGGACCACACCCTTGTAACGCTTGAACGACCTGAGGGTCAGCTCAAAGTCTTCACCAGATGACTGGCGTGGACGGTCATCACCGCACATTGCTGGATCGCCCGCAAACGTGCCGTGGAAGATGCCACAGATGTATCGCAAGCCGACAGTGATAGTTGGCTTGAGGAACATGCCATTGGCCACAGGGTTGATTCCCCAAAGCCTTGCTCCGGTGTTTTGACAGACCTGGAAGCCTTTTGACACAAGGCGGTCAAGGTCGCCGGTGTAAGCCTGCAAGGCGTTGCCATCTTTGACGTACAGCCCAGCGATGTCGTCATCCAAGTTCAGGATGCGTGTGCCGGGCTTGTAGTAATGCAGGTTGTACCAGATGCGTGAGTTGATCAGGCCTGGCTGGCTGATCACAACCTTGATGCCCAGGCCAATGGCTTGGAGGGCAGTGTCATAGAGGTGCTTTTCATTGCTGTCCGCTAATCGATCATGCAGCCAAAGCCTCAATCAGCTTCATGCCCACGTATTCACCACGCTTGCGAGCGGCTTCCACCAGGGCCTTGGCTTCTTCATAGTCTTCAGGGCGGAACTCAATCTGGATGGCCTTCATGACACCATCAGCTAGCTCTGCTGTTGGGTCGTCTTCAAGGTCATCAAGGGCCGACAGGTCAATGTCCTCACCAAAGGTGGGCAGGTCATCACCCCAGCCGAGCAGGGTCAGGTCGTAGCCAGCTTCACCTAAGGCTTGCAGTTCAGCCTGCAGCACGTCGTCATCCCAAGTGCTGTTGAGTGCCAGCTGGTTGTCAGCAATGACGTAGGCACGGCGCTGATCAGCTGTGAGATGGCCAAGCGTGATGGTCGGCACTTGGGCCAAGCCCATCAGCTCAGCAGCCAACAATCGGCCATGGCCTGCAATCACATTGCAATCATCATCAATAAGGATTGGGTTGGTGAAACCGAACTCCTTGATTGATCGCACAAGACGATCAAGCTGTGCTTCTGAATGTTGCCGTGGATTGTTTTCGTATGGCTTGAGAACTTCAGTTTCACGCTGTTCCGCTGATGTTGCCGATCGTTATCTGAACACAACCGTCGTCGAGGTTGCGGATCTTGGCATTTGGCATAGGCATCTCTGAGGCGCTGCTCATAGTCCAAGAAGGCTTGAAGGTTGTTCAGATGTTGCTGTGTCCGAAGGTGTTGGTCCATGTTCGAAGTCGGGGGATAGATCGCCACACACAGGCGCCCTGCTTTTCCCGCCTCGTTCAACGGGTGTTGTATAGCTTTCAGCCTGCTGGGGGAAGAGCAGGCATCAGGCTCCCCGACCGGTGGTTAGTCGTACTCTTCCACGGTGTAACTGAAGCCAGCGTCTTTGGCATCTGCAACCAGCTGATCACGTTCATGACGTGTGTAGGCCCATTCAGTCCATTCCAGCTTGCCGTCAAGCTTGGCTTCAACGTAGTAGCGGGTTTGGGGTTCCATGGCTTGAAGCTTGAGAAGGTTGGCTGCTTCAAGCTCATCTTGATGCTTTTGAAACGACTCAAACCAAAGGAGTCGCATGTTGTGGTGATCCATGGTGTGTGTACCTCTCGGTGTGGTGTGAATCAGATGCCGTTGGCGGCGAACCAGAAAGCAACTTCACCAGCCAGGTCGTCTTCGTTAGTGGT